GCAAGCTATTGTGTTGGAGTGTATTGAGAATGGATATAACACGATGGTGTTTAGAAAAACTGGAGCTACTATATCGGATAGTATATATAAGAGTATTCAGGAGGCTATAGGAGGCTTAAAACTTGGCGCATTCTTTAAGCCGGTAGAGGGGCAGATAAGGTGCTTTAATGGTTCATATATCACTTTCAAAGGCTTGGATGACCCCGAAAAAATAAAAGGCCTTGAAAGTTACCAATATGTATTCTGCGAAGAAATATCCGAATTTGATGAAAGCGACTTTAAGCAGATAAGGAAGCGCCTTAGAGGTAGGAAGGGACAAAAGATCATTGCTGCATTTAACCCCATATCCGAAGACCACTGGATTAAGAAGAATATATTTGAGCAGGAGAAATTGGTGGAAGTTGACAATCATCTTTACGGGAAATTAAAAGATAATCTAACAGGGAAGATATTAAAAAAAGAATATTCTGAAATCGCCCAGAAATGGACTAATTCCGCTAAGTTAATATTTAATCCTCGAACAAAAGAATACGATACACATAACCCTGATATAGTGATTATGCGGTCTACTTATCTTAATAATTTCTGGGTAGTAGGTTCTCCTGATGGGAGCTATGGTTTTTATGATGCCCAAGTGATAGCCGACTTTGAAAAAGATAAAGTAAATGATTACGCGTATTATCAAGTATACGCGCTGGGGGAATGGGGGACCGTTAAGACCGGAGGGGAGTTCTTCAGAAACTTCGAAATTGGCAAGCACGTCGGTCGTTGCGAGTACGATGAACGTTATCCTATCCATATAACTATAGACAACAATGTGCTACCATATATATCAATCGGATTCTGGCAAATTATTACGGGCGATGTAAATAGCGCAAGACAAGTTCACGAGATACCGGCAGAAGATCCTTTTAATACGGCTTCTAAAGCTTCTGAGGCAGCGGTGGAATACCTCAAGGATATTGTTTATAACGACAAGGTGTATCTATATGGGGATGTGTCGACAAAGAGCGGTAATACAATTGATGATGATAAACTCTCTTTTTTTGACAAATTTAAGGATGGTCTGGAAAAATCATTTGTCGTCGAAGAGAGGATGCCCAGAGTAAATCCATCTGTCGCCATGTCGGGGGAATTTATCAATGCCATTTATGCTGGCGCTATAAAAAGTATAGATATTAGAATAGATGAAAGTTGCAAGATTTCGATAAATGACTACTCTCGTGTCAAGAAGGATGTGAACGGAGCGATCTTGAAACAGAGGGTTAAAAATAAAGATACAGGGCAGACATATGAGCAATACGGCCATTTTAGTGATACGAAGCGATATTTTATAACGGAGGCTTTTAATAAAGAGTACACGAAGTTTTCTCTTAGAAGATCCAGAAATAAGATACCTGATTATTCGATAAGGCATTATGACAAGTCAAAGGTTGACTTGTCTGAAGGATATGGCATGGTCGAAATCAACCCTTCCTTCAATTCGCAATTCGTATTTGTCAGGGTTATATTTAAAAATGGCAAATGCTATGTCACAAGGGCAATGTTATCTGATACCATTATAGATGAGCTTGAGGTATCTTCATTGATTGTTCCAGGCGATAGAGTCCAGGTGGAATGCGATCCTTCATTTGCCGCCTATGTCAGAAATTTAAAGGAGCATATCCAAGATGTTAGAGGCAGAAAGTCTTTTCTAGACCCTCAAAAAAGGATATCTGCTCATATTGATTATATTCGGAATAATATATTCATCCCAAGCGATTATGATACGGATGTCCTTTTTGAGGCATTTATTGAAAACATCCTTGATTACAAAGACAAGAATAATATAGAAGCTATAAATTCATTAGCGGCATTATCAGAAAGGGTTAAGAGAGGTTTGTATGTGGCATAGATTTTATTCTTAATTGTTTGTTCATCTGAAAATAACCGCTATATTTGTAGCGTATAAAAGAAAGTAAAGAGCCTAAGAGCCATTCTCAGTAGAAATACTGGGGATGGCTCTTTTTGTTTGTACAAAAATGAAATATCCTTTATTACAAAAACTTGCTTTTTGGAAATCAGACCGGAATACCAGTTCGAAATCTTTTTCTATGGTAGGAAATGTGAATGCCGTAGAAAAAGATCGAGCAGGGGACATTTGGTATATAAACGCATTATCAAAAGGACTACAACAGATTATTGGTGGCAAATCAGACGTTTTTGATATGCTTAACCTTGTTGACAAAAGAAAGGCATTAATAGCCTGCACTCCATTATCAACTGTTGTTGAGAGGTGTGGTTCTATGTTCTCCAATGGGAGATTCTATGTAACTGACAAAGAGTACAATGAGCATTTGGATGGAGATAATAAATACAATAAAATAAGGACCTTGCTTAAACAGCCTAACCCGATTCAAAGTGGTAAGCAATTTAACAAGCAGGTTGAAATCACCCTAAAAACTTTTGGCTTTTGCCCTATTTATACATTTAGATCATTGAGATCTGAAATACCGGTCTCGATGTGGATTATCCCCCCTGAGCTTTTCCATGCTGAAGTAGATGCTAACATATGGAAAAAATCAAAATTAGAGGATGTTATAAAACATGCATGGATTGAATGGGGGAGTGAGAATATTTATATAGAAAGTGATGAATACTTTATTGTATCTGATGCGAGCGCTAATATTAATGTAACTGAAAAAGAGTTGTCTTATAGCCATACAACAAACTCTTTGACTAGGCCGGTTAACAATTGGATTGCTCAAATGATTGCAAGAGGTACATTGATCGTTGACGGTGGTCCCAAAGGGGTATTGTGTAACGATTCCAGCGGTGATATATATGGGGATAACTCTCTTAACCCCGGAGAGGTTGACAGACTTAATGAAAGCTTTAAGCGTAAATATGGTGTAGTTGGAAAGCTTTTTTCAGTTCTTGTCACTACTGCAAATGTAAAATGGGTCCCAATTACAGGTAATTCGGAGGATTTAAAATTATATCAAGAAGATAAAGAGTGTCGTAATGCTATTTGTAATGCATTAGGACTAAATCCTAATGTTTTGATATCTGATAGTACATACGACAATCAGAACGGGGCAAAAAGAGATGCTTATCAAGACTTGATCATACCTGATTCTGAGAATTATTGCGAAGCCTTAACAAAAGCTATAGTAGGGAATGATGAGATAATTATAAGATTGGATTATTCTCATATATCCGTACTACAGGAAGATAAGAAAAGTGCTGCAAGTGCTTTATCTCTTGCTTCTAATGCGGTTCGTAATTTATACAATGATGGTATCATAACATTGTCCGAATCCCGAAAAGAAGTAGCTAATTATATAGATATAGATCCGGACAATCCTGATGGTGACTTTAAGCAAGAATCTAAATTAATAGAAAACAATATACAAAATGGCACACAAGTTGAAAACTAAAAAAAGAGAATCAATTGGGATGCAGTATAAAGCAACTTCTTTTGAAGTTAAAGATATTACAATTGATTCTGAAAGCCGTCGTATTTCTGGATATGCTGCTATTTTCGGGAATAAAGACAAAGCAGGCGATATCTTAATAAAAGGATGTTTCTCAAAAAGTATACAAGAAAGGGGGCCTCAAAGTAATGCAAATGATAAGATCATCCACCTGTGGATGCATAACATGAATGAACCAGTAGGTAAAATTGTCACATTAATTGAGGATGATAAAGGATTATATTTTGAGGCTGACATTGATCGGATAGATCTGGGTGATAGAGAGATCACTCAACTTGAATCAGGGACAATCAATCAGTTCTCTATTGGTTATTCTTACGTTTGGGACAAAGTTGATTATGATTCGGAGAAAGATGCCTTTATTGTAAAAGAAGTCATATTATATGAAATATCGGCAGTTTCCATTGGTTGTAATGGGGAAACTTATTATACCGGTCTAAAAACAGCGGAAGAAGTAGAAGATAAGGTTATTGAACTACATAGCGAGATTGAAAACAGTTTGCAAGGTCTATCTATAAAAAAGAAAACAGAAATATTGGGCTTATTCTCAAAGTTTAAGGCACTTATGTTAGCCAAGCCGGAGGAGGATATGAAAAATAAACTTCGTTCACTTGTGCAAGATCAAGCCGCCGGAAACAAAAAGAAAAGCTTATTTCATAATGTGAAATTTAAATAACAACTAAAAGAAGTAGAAAGATGAGAAAGTATTTCAGAGAGCTGTTTCAAAACAGCATGAGAGGAAGAAAAGAAAGATTTAAACTTTCCTGTTCTTTATTTGCAATTATGGCATTGTCGTTAATTGCGGTATTTACGCTTGCCGCTAATCCTGTGGCTGGAGGCGTGTTGTTATCTGGCCTCGGTTTGATGGCTTTTATTGACGAGTCTACGCTTGATGATGATCAGAAAAAGTTTTTCAAGGGTTTGGATGATAAACTGGAAGAATTGAACGTTAAGTTTTTGAAAGACGAACTCGGGAAGTCGGAGTATGTCAAACAACTCAATGATTTGATGAGCGAGTTTAAGCAATTGAATGAGAAGAATTTGTCGGATAAGATTG